GATCATGAAATTTACCGAGCAAATAAGACAGCTTTAAAAGGGTGGCAGAATGTGGCGGTACTAGACGCACGAACTACTCCTATTTGTGCTCATAGAGATGGTACTATCTATCCTGTAGATGATTTTAAACATCTACCGCCGGCACATTGGCACTGTCGTTCAACTACCATTCCTGTAGTAAAAGAATACAGTGACTTTTTAAAGATGGAAAATGTTTCACAGATTAGAAAAAGAAATTTAGAAGGCCTTTCTGAGAAAGAAATTGCTTACTACGATGGTTTAAGCCCTGCTAAAGAGTCATATAATGATTGGCTAATGCGACAACCAAAAGAAATTCAACTGAAACATTTAGGCGATTCTAAAAAGCTTCAAATGTTTCAAGAAGGACAATTGACGATTGATAAATTCACAGAAGATGGTAGAGAAATTGGCATTAATGAATTAAAACAATCTGCTGAAAGTCAGTACGCTGTTCAAGGTGATACTCGTAAATTTGCTTTTGCAAAACAAAAGCTTGACACTCTTAAATTAGGGGTATCTAGGCCTGAAGAATTAGTTGAAAGTAAAGAATTACAAAAAGCTTTAGAAGAATATTATCTACTACAGTCGGGCGATTTAAATGGGCTCCTCTCCTATACAAATTACCGAGGGGCTTTGATTCATACTAAACGCTCAATGAGAAACAGAGTACTCTCAACTCCACCTTCTGAAGATAATTTAAAATTTAATCCACTAACTAATAGGTATGATGATTCCAGGTTATATCAGCCTAATCCTGCTGTTTTAAATAATAATCTAAAATTAGTGGAAAAAGCTGAAAATTTAAAAGATATTGATAAGAAATTTATTACTGATTTCATTAATTCATTAGAGTCTAAAATGAGCGTTAATGAAAGAGCAGTAGTAGCTGATAATTTAAGAATTGTATTTACAAGATTTAGAAAAGACAACATTCCTTGGAACAATTTTAAAGCTGTTCTTAACAATCAAATGAAGTTTGATGTTATGAATGTGTCTGACTATATTGAAACTCAATTACGAAAAGATGCAAATGTATTAAATAAATTAACTCAAATGGAATTTATTGATCCTGTCTTAGGTCCAGTTCAGTTGCAAGAACTTCATGATAGCTTTATTCAAAATATTTTTGAAATGCGTAAATGGGAATACAGTCAAGTTCCTAAAATTGCAAGAAAGCTTCGTAATGTGTTAGATAGAAAAATTCCACTTAAAATTAAAAACAGATTAGAAGAGCCTGATTTAATTGACTTTTACCAAAAGTTTGCTAGAAGACTTTCTATGGCAGATACACCTGATAGAGACCAATTCGCCGTTTCATTAGGCAGAGATTTATACAATGCGGCTAATTATCGTGGCTCTAGAAATGAATGGTTCAACCTTGGTAAAAAATTATTAGATGATGCGAAAGATAAAGGTTTTTACGAACTAGACACATATGGTGTTCAAAAGCGTAGAATGAAAAGTAGAAATGGTAATCGATATTTCGGGCCTTACTACGATACTTTTAGCGTTAATATAAGAATTGTAAACCCCAGCATTTTAGAGTATGCTAAATTAGTTAGAAAAGTAGATGTTGGAATGCGAATTGGTGTTACTACAGGGAAAAATAGGCTTAAAATAAGAGAAGGTTTTAAGACCTATTTTACGCAAGACAACAGAGACACTGGCATTCCTATTGTATCAGTAGACTCTTTTCAAGAATTTCCTACTGAAATGATTGATGCTAATATGACAAAAGCCCTTAATTGGGCGGCATCTTCTGAATTTAAAGTAGATAAAGAATATTATGACTTTATTGAAAAGCTTCTGTACTTTAAAGACGATAAAGGCAAGGCGCAATATTTTGACAATTTAAACGAGTTTAAAAAGTATATTGCCAGTCGTGGGGATTCTTATGAACGTTTCAAAAATATGAAATGGTTAAAAGAATCTGATAAGTCTTTTTCAAACCATCCGTTTCTTGATCATCGAGGTAGGATTTATGACAGAGGATTTATTGGTCCACAATCTGGTGAAACTTTTAGACCATTTCTAAATACAGCGTATTCTAGAAAATTTAGTAAAGAAGAATTTTATAATTTTCAAGATCAAATTGGGAGTTTCTTTGGGGGGCTTTCTGATGATTTTGAAGGGCCTTATAATTCGCTTTCAGTGCTTGGTAGACAAAAAATCTCAGAAAGATTAAGACCTGAGCTGGTGAAAATTGGCTATCATATGAGGCGAGCAAAGCCTGATGATATTAGAAATATTTTAGAATCCCCTGTTTTAGCAAAAATTGACGGCGAGGAGCAGGCAAAAGCTCTAAGATTTGCAATCGAAGCTGCGAAAATTGACGAGTATTTAGGTGGTGACTATAGCGAAAGCAACCTCGTTAAATTAAAGGATTATGACATTAGTTTGGCATTGGAACAAGACGCTTCTTCTTCTGGTGCGCAAATTATTGCTCTTACAACAAGAAATAAAAAGCTTGCTGAACTATCTAATGTAGTTCCTACTAACCAAAAACAAAGACTTTACGATGAGATTGCTGCAGCTACTTATGCTGATCCTAGATTTAAACAATTAAATTTAAAACTAGGCTTAACAGAAAAAGATTTGAGAAAAGCAGCCAAAGCCCAAAACATGGTAACCTTCTACGGTGCTGGTGAAAGAACTGGTATTCTGAATGTAGAAGGTAAACTTGCTAAAGTATTAAATAAAGATGAAGGTAAGCTTGTTGTTAGCGCAGCGCAAAGAGATCAAGTTCTTAATGAAATTAGCGCGAGAATGGCAAGATACGAAACACTAGATCCAGAGCTTTATCAAGAACTGAAAGCATTAAGACAAGACGTTAAAGAAATTTTTAATAAAGGCTTATCACCTGGTCAAGAGATCATGGACCAGCTTTATTTTCTAGATCCTAAAACTAGAGATTTCTTAGACAAAATGTCGATGTCTTATGATGCCGTTGTAACTCCTGATGATTTTGCCTTAATAGCTAAAATTATGAGTGAAAATCTTAGCAATGAAGTCCCTATTTTAAAAGATTTTACAAGATTCTTTGGCAGACTTGCAGAGGACTTTGTAACTAAAGCTGAGCCTAAAGAAGCTGTGCTTGATTGGAAATCAATTGCTAAAAAATCAGTTCTTTCTGATAGAAAAATAGGTAGTAGACTTCATCCTCAGTTAGCTGAAATCTTAGGTATTAATCCAAACGAATCGATTACAGAAAAAATTTTAAAAAGGTTTGAGTGGTGGAAACCTAATAGTACTTTTGCAGATTTAATGTTTGGAGCTAGGCAACAAGAGTTTAGGCGAACAGGTTTTGTTGTTGGCGAAGTAGAAGTCGCAGAAATAGTTAAACTGAGTGAATTTGAAGTTTTATATCCTAATAAAATGCCTAAAACTTGGACACAAGTTCCTTGGGTTAATTTTGATGGAAAAATTGTAGAACAAAAATTTACTCAGACTTTTGAAGAAAGATTAAGATACAAAGATGCCGAAGGAAATTGGATTACTAATATTATTCAAGTAAAACAAAAAACAGATCCAACCTGGTGGCAAGAGTTTATTGATAGAAATAATACTATCAATGACATTGTTGATGCTCAAAAAGCTAGAACAGCTTTTGCAGTTAACGGTGGATGCGCCGTTATAAAATTCCGTGAATTCGGTGGATCTCCCATTAAAGGGACAATACCGAGCCAAGCTAACACAGTAATGTGTTTGAAGGTGTAACGACTATTATGTAGGCCAGTAGTCTGGTCGAAGCGCGGAACATCGAGAGATGAAGATATAGTCTGATCTGCATGGTAACATGCAGCGGTTAATACAATGGAGAAATAAATGAAGTTAGAACGCCTAAAGGCCCTTTTCTACTACAAAGATTGCAAGTTGTACAATAAGATGTCTCGTGGATCTGCAAGGAAAGATGAAGAAGCTGGTTATGTCTCCGAGGATGGCTATCGTAGAGTGCGTGTAGATGGTAAGTATTATTATATACATAGACTTGTATGGCTATATCATACTTTAAGAAACATACCGGAGGACTTGTTTATAGATCATATTGACGGAAACAGACTTAACAACGATATAAGAAATCTTAGGCTTGCGTCTGCTTTAGAAAACCAGTATAACAAAGCAAGGCAAAGTAATGGAACTAGTTCTTATAAAGGGGTTTGGTACGATTCTGTTAAAGGCTTCTGGAAAGCTTCTATTAGATCGCAGGACAGACGATTGTATATTGGACAGTTTAATACCGAATTGGAAGCTGCAATAGCTTACGATAAAATTGCATTAGAAATCCAAGGTAAATTTGCAAAGCTCAATGTATTAACGGGGTTGCCTAACGAACAACCTGAACAACAATGAACCATTCAAATGACGCAACTTTAGTTAAGAATTTTCATATCTGGGGCGCTGAGAATAAAGTTTCTACTGCTACTGTTCATGATGCATTCTTTACTAATGCAGCTGAACTTTTAAAAGCAAAAGAAGCATTAAGAAAATTATATGCT